GGATTTGCGTCTTTAACTGTTTTGATGTGGGTCGCCCACGTTCCAGTTGTATCCAGTTTACCTGCAACAATATCTTTGTACAACATATCTAATTGATCGCCTATTTCAGCATAATAAGTCCCCGTCTTTTCAAGACCAGTACCACCTGTTCTATCAGTTTTATACTTTAATTTATTTAATTCTGTTCTTGCTGCATCTACTAAAGCTTGATCTACAACAACCAAATTATCAGATGCGTCAAAGCAACCTTCATCTTGATTAATTCTTACAATATTAGGATATGCTTTAAAAATAGCATCTACATCTGTGAAACTTGTAGCAGTAGCCATTATTGACTTACCTCAAATAATGTCATTATAGAACAACCTCTATAATCTGTATCCCTTGCATTAATTCGTCCACTTGTTGATTGTTGAACTTGAACCTTATATGTTGTTGAAGAAGTTGTACTTATTCCATCATCTAAAACATAAGCACTTGGATAACCCCCTCTACTTCCATTTTGTGTGCCTGCAATAAGCCCTTGAGCACCACCTCCACTTACACCAACATCTAAAGCTGTTGAACCTCTTAAAACTTTAAAAACAAGTGTTCCTGCATTTGCAGGTTGATAGCAAAGACTAAAATGCACTAAAATATGATTACTTGATGATCTTGGCGTAATTGAACAAGTTAAACCTGAATCAAAAAAAGAGTTAGTTGTAGAAAAACTTTGATCTGTTTTATAAATATTTTGCACTATTTGAATTATCCCACCTTGAGATCCACTAGGTAAACCGCCTCTTGGAATAATACTGTCAACTTTTAATTGGCTCATAAATTTATTATATACACTTTTATACTACAGTCCATGTCTCACCTGCACCAACTGTAACGGTTACTCCGCTTTGAATAGTTATAGGACCAAAACTTCCAGCATTTTTACCATTTGTGATCGTATAATTTTGTGTAATAGTTTGATCGTTTTCCCAAAAAATATTATCTGAACCTCCACCAACTGCTCCACCACCAGCAGCAGCCCAACTTAAAACACCACTTGCGTTAGAAACAAGGGCATAACCAGAAACAGCAGCATCTTCAGCAGGTAATGTCCATATTTGATTAGAAGAAATTGTAGCTGGTGCTTGAAATCCTACATGATTACTACTGTCAGCATCAGCGAATCTAAGATCATTCTGTGCTTGTAACGTCAATCCATTAGCATCAAATATCATTTGCTCTGTGCCACTAGAAGAAAATCCCATTACATTTGCAGACTTTCTAAACAGCCCTAAATCTGTATCTGTATCAAAAGAAAGAGCAGGACTAGAAGCACTTGAGGAATCGTCAATCAAAAGCTGACCTGTCATAGTACCGCCAGCTTTAGGCAGTAAACCTAAATTATCTTGATCTATATTTCCTATTTCAGTAAAACCACCATTACTTGAATTTCTTATTTTTAATATTTTTGAAGTGGTATTAAGAAATGGCATACCAGCTACACATTGACTTGCAGCTAAATCACTAGACTTAGAATTACTTGATTGAATCGCAGCAAAGACATTGTTAAGGTCAGTCCTTACATTTGCTCCAGATGCATTTTCTATTGTATAATTTGTTACGTCAGCCATAGTTGATAACTATTTTCCTCCATGTTACCCTCCTTTGCCGAAACCAACAGCACTGTAGGTAAAGTTCCTATCAATACTAGCATTACTTGAGTTTTTAAAATGCACTGTAAAACCAGTTCCAGATATACTTGAAAGCTCAAAGAAATCACCTGTAGCCATATTCTGAGGGGAAATATTAACAGAAGGTAAGAAACTATTCAGATTACCAAGTGCAGACGTTCCAACAAAAAAAGGTGCTGTAAATGTAACTGATTTTGCTCCTGCTCCAGACGCTATAACAGATGATTGTTCAGTTCTCGAAGGCATAGTAGCTGTGTATCCTGCTTGTTGAAGATTCATATTTTGTGCTGTATCTAATGTACTTAACGTAATTCTGAACTGAAACCCTCTACCTTTAAATGTTCCATTAGCAAAGTCATTAAATGACGAGTATGTAGGAGAACCAGAAGGATTATCAGTCGTGGTGCGTACAGCCATTTTTGCATTTATATCTTGAGCAATCGAACCATCAAAATCTGTCCAGGTATCTATATTATCTGTTCTATTATCAAACTGATCTCCCGTATAAAAACCAACTCCTTGAAAGTGTCTTTTTAAAGTAAGAGAAAATGTACCGCCAAGATCAAGAGTATCTACAAAATCATAAGTGCCATTAGCGTTTACTGCTGGATCTATAAGCTTTAATCCTCCAAGAGTTGAATCAAATACTACATTAGATTTTGTACCGTTATATGGTGTTCCATCCGTATCTTCCCTGTCAGTTTTAACAATAATTGAATCTAAAATATCAACAACAGATAAAGATACACTAGCTGCGTTGGCACTAAATCTTCCTCCATCATCTTGAAATTTAAGTAGATAAGTTCCTGGAAGTGCAGCACAGATTACATCTGTTGAACTTCCTGCAACCGCCTCTACGACATCTTGAGCAGATTGAAATGTAGCCGCACCACCTGTTTGATTTGTATGTCTTACATAAACACGACCACCATGAAGAACATCAATAGCAGTTGCCTGATTAAATTTTAATCTTATAAATTGTTCATTTATAGGTTCAATAGTAAGTCCAGAAACATCTTCTGGTAAAGCCGTTTTCCCTTTTGCTACAAATGTTGTAGTAGCAGGATTAACAGATAAAGTCAGAGAAAGGTTGTATGAAAAAACTTCAATAGTATATGTTCCCTTCTTGGTATCCAATAGTTCAAAATCACTGCTAAATACGACTTGAG